AAAGGTGGGTTAGATGGCGGTGTATTGCTTGCCGCACAACAGACAGTATCTAGCGTTACTGCAAACACAAGCGTTGACAACGCCGCCTCTAGCGCAAATGGTGGCGTTGCACATCTGCATGTTACGAGCAACACTCGTGATGGTGCGGCAACAATCAAAGTGCAACACTCAGCAAATAACTCAACATGGGCTGATCTTGTTGTATTTACAGCAACAACATCCACCACTCCTACATCGCAACGCGTTGAAGTAGCGGCTGGAACAACAGTAAATCGATACATTCGCGCTAATGTGTCGGCAATTGCTGGGTCAACAGGCTCAGTAACCATCACCGTTGGATTCGCAAGGAGATAAAATGCCAACATTTCGCCACGGTAAAAACTCGCAGTTCACAATCGCCGATAGCGGTGCAGCAGTTCGTGACATCAGCAACACGCTGAACTCGATCACAATGCCACGCTCTATCGAAACTTTGGAAACCACTTCTTTCGGTTCAACATCAAAGAGTTATGTAATTGGTTTCTCAGATTCAACAATCTCAGTAGAAGGTTCTTTCGACGCAACAGTTGACGGCTACCTATCAGGACTTGTTGGCAACGATACTGCGAGCGCGTTCGTTTATGGTCCAGAAGGATCAACAGCAGGTCAGGTCAAGTTCACAGGTTCAGCATTCCTTACTTCATACGAAGTAAAGGGTGGAGTAGGCGACATCGTTTCTTACTCAGCAGAATTTCAAGTAACTGGCGCGATCACACGCGGAATATACGCTTAACCCACAACTAAATAACCCAAACCCAAATCGAGTCCAAGAGACCCAACAGAAAGAGAGAGCATCGTGTCCTTAAGAGACCAAATTCTAAATAGCAATGATATTCCAAAGGAACTTATCAAAGTTAAAGAATGGAACATCGAAGTTGAAGTTCGAGGAATGACAGGCGCAGAGCGCACTCGTATCCTTGATCTTGCCCAAAGCGACGGGGGATCAGAATGGTTCAGAATGATAAGAGGCGAACACGCACTAGCGGGAATGTTGACATTCGCGACTTACCCCGAGGCGAAAGTGAAAGACCTTCAAATTCTATGATGACTCCAAAAGACATTGCCGACTATGCAGTTTCATTAGTTAGCGGTGATCGTCAAAACGATTATGGTCATCCACTCGATGACTTCACTCGCGCTGGAAAAATATGGGAAGCAATTCTTGGGTTTCCTGTATCGGCAGAACAAGTTGCACTTTGCATGGTTGGAGTAAAAATTGCTCGCGAAGTCAATAGGCAAAAGATCGATAATGCAGTTGACGGCATTGGTTATTTCTTAACATTAACTATGGTTCAGCAAGAACGCGCCGAACGGGAAAGACAAAATCAGCAACCTGAGTGATAACATTTACTTGATCGTGTCCTTAGAGACCCCAACTGTTGTCGAGTCCTAGTGACCTATGCAGGTCTGGGGTCATCCTGCCTAAAAGGAGGCAAAATGGCTCAGTACCGCGCAATAGTTGGGATTGATTACCCACCAAATAAGCGTGTTGAAGCAGGGGATATTGTTTCCGACCTGCCTGGTGATTCTATTAAGTGGTTACTTGAACAAGGACTAATTGAATCAACAGACAAGAAATCAACAGCAAAAGAAGTAGTTGTAGAACCAACACCAGTAGTTGAAGAAACTCCAGTTGTCGTTATCGACTTATCAGACGGAATCAGCGTTGAAGAAGCCGAGTTAATTGTTTCCTCTACTCCAGAAGCCAAAGCAATCGTAAGTGAGGAAGAATAATGCCAACATTTCGTCATGGTAAAAATACTATTGTCATGTTCGACAAATATGATCTAAGCACATATTTCAACATGGCAACAACATCAGCAATGGCAGAACCTGTTGACACAACAACATTCGGTTCAGCAAATAAAACTTATGCAGTCGGAATGAAAGATGCAACGGTTTCATTTGAAGGACTATGGGATGGGTCAACTGACGCAGTTGATGAAGTGTTAACTGAAGCGGTTACTGCAACAGCAGACAAAGTTATTACTGTTGGATCAGAAGGTGCGGCAATTGGTCGTCGCGCTAAGTTGATCAACAGCATTGAAAGTTCATATGAAATCAAATCCGCAGTTGCCGACATGGTGACAATTTCCGCAGAAGTTCAAGCAAGCGGAATTAAAGGTGGGTTAGATGGCGGTGTATTGCTTGCCGCACAACAGACAGTATCTAGCGTTACTGCAAACACAAGCGTTGACAACGCCGCCTCTAGCGCAAATGGTGGCGTTGCACATCTGCATGTTACGAGCAACACTCGTGATGGTGCGGCAACAATCAAAGTGCAACACTCAGCAA